CTAGAGTCGCAGCAGCTTGTTCGCTGTTGTGTGCTCATGTACCAATGCAGGTTCAAATTACAGCAGACGACTTATTGTGGCTAGCAGACATCACTTTAGCGCCACTCAAGTCATACAAGACTGTTGCTAACTTGGACTTGTACGATGAAGCGCGAGGTAAGAAGGTTTTTCCACTTAAATCGCATCCCGGTGCCACTAACAAAGTCAACGTATATTTTAGCGAGATAATTGTGGGTATAAAGCGGTATTATCCACAGACATTTGCTAAAATGTGTACGCTTGGCAAATATTGTCATGGTCAATACAACGACGTGATGACGGCATGGGCGCTTCAGAGTGTTGTCCTGTCGCAATTTGCGCAGGACGGTGTTGACATAGCTCTAAGAGCTGTTCTTGACAGTGAAGGTGCAAAGAAACTTAGTACGATGATCAAAAGTCTAGGCATGAATGGTACGCACCTTGGTGCGTGTTTGGTTGAGATGAACACGCTACAAGGCAGATGTACTGGTGTCGTTGATTTATTAGTTGAAGCAGGTTATCGATGCACTGATGCTGTTGGAGATAAGGTGGTGGAAGTGCCACAAGAAGCACTAAGAGCTGCAATAATGTCAGTACTAAGCGAGGAATTGACTGTACGTCCAATATTCCCAGACATAATGGAGCATTGGGAGAAACGTTGGGTGTGGGCAGTTAATGGATCGCATAGTTCGGTGCTTGGTAGATACAAGCCCGAATATAACATATCAGTCCCCGGCCTGACACAAATGCATAGACGCGCCTTTATGGAAGAAATCGACAACAATCTGTTAGCAGAATGGGATGGCGTGATTTATGCGACCGCGAGTCAGAAACTAGAAGCTGGGAAGAGCCGTTTATTGCTATCTTGTGATACAAAGAGCTATGCTTGGTTTGACCACATCCTGAGTCCAGTCGAAAGCGTATGGGCAAACAGGACTGTTGTTCTTGATCCAGGTAAGGGCGGTATTACGGGTATGTGTGAACGGGTTCGCAGTATGTGTAGTGGCGCTGTAAAGGTTATGTTTGATTATGACGATTTCAACAGTCAACACACGTTAGCATCACAAAAGATGTTATTCGAA